TGGGAAATTGAATAATAGTAATTGGGAGCGATAAGCTCCTTTTTTACTCGTTAATGGAGGAAATTAAAGCATGCAAGTAATAACAAGCGAATCAGTGTTTAGCGGACATCCTGATAAGGTTTGTGACCAAATCAGCGATGCAATACTAGATGCTATATTAGAACAAGATAAAAATGCAAGAGTGGCAGTTGAAACAGCAATAAAGGATGATTTTGTATTTGTCTTTGGTGAGGTGACAACAACTGCAAAAGTCGATTATAAAGAAGTAGCAAAGAGCAAACTTAAAGAAATAGGATACGATGAACCATTTAATGTCTTAGAAAAGATTAGCAAACAATCACCAGACATTGCACTTGGTGTTGATACAACTGAATCTCATGAACAAGGTGCTGGTGATCAAGGGATCATGTTTGGTTATGCGTGTAATGAAACTAAAGAGTTGATGCCTTTACCAATTATGCTAGCGAATCAATTATCTAAAGAAATGGATAAGGCTAGAAAAGAAAAGTATTCACATATCTTTGGTCCTGATGGCAAATGTCAGGTATCCGTAGAGTATGAGAAGGGTAAACCTAAAAAGGTTAAAACCATAGTTGTTTCAGCTCAAACGAAGTCATGGATTAATAGAGAGTTGTATGAGGATATCATTATCAATGAAGTGTTAACTCAAGTATTAGATGACAAAGCAGTTCGTGAAGCTGAGATTCTAATCAATCCAACCGGTGAGTTTGTTATTGGTGGTCCTTATGCAGACTCAGGTTTAACAGGTCGAAAGATTATTGTTGACACTTATGGTGGATACGCAAAACATGGTGGTGGAGCCTTTTCTGGCAAAGACGTGAGCAAGGTTGATCGCAGTGGGGCTTATTATGCCAGGTACGTAGCAAAAGCAGTTGTAAGGGCAAATTTAGCGGACAGGTGCGAAGTTCAGCTTGGGTATGTGATTGGTATTTCAAACCCAGTGAGTATTCATGTAAATACTTTTAACACTGGAATTATTAAGGATGAAAGAATCCAGGAGTTAGTTACTCAAGTATTTGATTTCAGACCTCTTCATATCAGAGAGGAACTCGAACTTGATAATGTTAGATATCAGGATTTAGCTAAGTACGGACACTGTGGTAGAGAAGACTTAAATGTGCGATGGGAATCAGTAGATGCTAAAGCAAATGCAATGAAGGAACTATATGGGAAAACCAAAAGAGCTCCACAGGTTCTATAAGTCGAAGGCTTGGTTCGTTGCTCGCAACATCAAAACAAACGCCACACAAGGCAAGTGTGAGCGATGTGGTGCGATTGGTGAAGAAGTCCATCATAAGATTAGGTTAACTGCAGATAACGTTAATGATAATAACATTAGTTTGAATCAAGATAACCTAGAGCTGCTTTGTAGGAATTGCCATAACGATGAACATGGAAGATTTAAAATGAAAGATACATTTTTTGATGATGATGGTAATTTCTTATGTTAAATGATATAATTTATTAAAAGATTAGGAGCAACTTAATATGGCATTCAATCAAACGAATTTCAATAATTTTATTAATAGATTAACCTCTTACACCGGAAGTTCAACGGTTTTTAATCAATATTTAAATCCTACACAAATTTCAAATCTTGAACAATATTTAATTAATATAGAAGCACTCAACCCAACGATTTTACTGGTAGGAGAAGCTCCTGGATATAAAGGTTGTGCAATTACTGGCATACCATTTACCAGTGAGTTCATAATTAATACTCATAATCAAAATGGTGTTCTAGCAAACTGTACAGCATTAGGTAACCAACGAGAAGGATCTGCGACAATTTTATGGGAAAAATTGGATGAACGACAAGCACTTGGAAAATTAAATGTACCGCCTCTTATTTGGAATATTTTCCCTTTTCACCCACATGATAATGGAAATCTATTGAGTAATCGTACACCTATTGTCTCTGAATTAATACTTGGGTTATCATTTCTAAATGATCTTATTAATCTGTTTCCTTCTATTACCAATGTGTTTGCGATAGGTCAGTCTGCAAATCAAACGATAAATATGTTGCCTCAATTTAGTGGAGACATACGTCATCCATCAAATGGTGGTAAACCTCAGTTTAATGCAGATATTGATGCATTGTTTCCATAACCCCCCACATACCCTTAAAAAATATTCTAAAGGGTACCGCATGGGTGGGCTCTTAAAAAACACAAGGCATAAATTTTGAGAATTATGAAATAGGTACAAAGTATGAAACCAAGATTGGATAGAATTAAAATTGAAAAATTTAGATCATTGGTGAATTCAACACCGATTTTTAATCGTGATGATAGATACTCGAAACATTGGAACTTAATTTGCTCATTTATGGATAGAATAGATGATTCCCTGAATGCATTAATCACAAAAGATTACTTATCTGATACTATAGGCACGACTGACGATTTAATATTATTTTTAATTCATACCGATATAATTGTGGAAGCTATAAAAAAACTTTATAGCAGATTGGGATTAACATACCCACTTAAAGAAGATAATAATATTTTTAATCAGCTCGGTAATGGAAGAGGAACAGATGATAGATTTTTTAGGCATATAAGAGCTCTATCGTTTGCACATTCAGTAGAAACCGCTAATCCTAGTCCCTATGTTCAAGAAGGTGAAATTCAATACTCACCATTCATTATCAATGGAGCAACTTTAAACAGCGATAAGGTTATCATAAGGGTATATACATCTCTAAGTGAAGAATATGATTCACTTAGAATTCCTAAGAGACAGTTCATTAATTATATCGAGAAAAGATATAACCTAATTGATGAACTTAATCTTTACCTAGACGAAATAATACAAAATCACATACAAGGGGTATTATCTGACTATATCGAAATATCTTCTGATATTTTTAAGACATTAGATAATCTTAAACAAGCAGCAATTAGGAGATATGATGATTCAGTTATTAGTTATATCGATGAAATTTTATATGTGCTAAATTATCAAAGTGATAATGAAAAAAATGATAATGCAGTTCAAACATTAAAAACTTATATAATTGACAACCTCAATGACTTTATTTCACTCTATCAATCAATGGATGAATCATATAATTCTCATTCATTTATGAATGCATTAAGTTTTAGTTGGAATACTGACTTTCAATCTGCACATTATACACTTGAAAAGATTAGATCTTATTTAAATGAAGAAATCTATGGACCTAACAATTATCGTTTTGACGATAGAACACCATATAATCCTGATACACCATCAAATGTAGAATGGGGATTTCAGCATTTAAAAATATTTAAGGAAATGTTGGCAAACAAGTATGTAGATATCAATTACGATATGTCCTTTAAAGAAATACAATTACTTGTTTCAACTACACTTTTCTTAGACAATCAGTAAAAAATTGAACTATCAAGTCACTTCGGTGGCTTTTTATTTTATCGAAAGTGAGTGAGCAATATGGCAGTAATTGATAAAGTTCAAATTGAATATGAAAGATTAAAGGCTCTTTTTGCATCGGTTGAACAATCAAAAAGTGAACTTGTAGATAATCTAATCAATGAAGCAGCATTTATGCGAGTGCAACTAGAATCGCTTCAAAATCAAATAAAAAAATATGGAGCGGTTCAGATTTCCAAAAAAGGCGCACAACGTCAAACTGAAGCAGCCAAGTATTACACGAAACTAGTAAACTCATATGGAACCGTAATCAAAGCACTCAACTCAATAATGGGCAAAAACATTATTGATGAAAATGACGAATTTGATAAGTTTATAGGTAGAATGTCTGAATGAACTATTTATTGAAATACTATGAGGAAATTCAAAAGGGTAGTATTAAAGTTGGAAAAGAACTACTAACGGTCCTGGAATCACTAATCAATGATTTAGATAACCCAAGATATACATTTGATGAACGTCCTGGAAATATTCGAATAGAGTTTATCGAAACCTTCTGCAAACATACCAAGAGTCCTTTTAATGGTGAGCCATTCATTTTAGAATTATGGGAGAAGGCAGTTCTTCAAACTGCTTATGGATTTAAAATGAGGGATACGAATTTAAGAAGGTTTAATGAAGTTTTATTATTGATTGCCAGAAAAAATGGTAAGACCACATTTATTGCAGGTATTGATTTAGCTGAGTTTTTCTTATCTAAAGGTGGTGTTGATATCGTATGTGCATCTAATACATCTGAACAAGCGAACATTCTATTTGAAGAAATCAATAACATGAGAGAAGGCTCAAAAGCTCTATCGAATGAAAAAAGAAGTAAGAAGAACATCTTTCACATCTACTCACCAAAAACTAAGAATAAGATAAAGAAGCTATCTGCACAATCCAGAAACAAGGATGGTTACAACATAGAGGTTGGTTGTATCGATGAGGTCCATGAAATGACTGATTCGAAAGTTTACGATGCCATCAAGCAAAGTCAATCAACTAAAGAAGAACCTTTAATTTTTATCATTACAACCGAAGGTAACACAGTCGGTGGTTTCTTAGATAACAAACTTGATTATGTTAGAAAGATGATCAAAGGGGAGATCAGTGATGATCGTGTGCTTCCCTGGTTATACACGCAAGATTCAATAAATGAAATATATGAAGATAAGAGCACATGGCAAAAAAGTAATCCAAGCATTGGAACTGTTAAGACATTTTCATATTTAGATGATTTAATGAATAAATCCAGACATGATTTAGCAACACGAGTAACAATGCTTTGTAAAGATTTCAACGTTAAACAACTAGAACAAGGATCATGGTTAACTTATAATGATCTAAATAATGAAGCAACCTATGATATCAATGAATTAAGAAACTGCTACTCCATAGGCGGTGTTGACTTATCATCAACTACAGACCTAACTGTTGCACTCTTACTTTTAGTCAAAGATGGAAAGAAGTATGTGATTCCTCAGTTCTTTATGCCAAGTGAAGTTATTAAACGCAGAAAAGAAGAGGATAATGTTCCATATGATATTTGGGTTCAAAGAGGTCTTATAACAGTAACAGAAGGTAATCAAAATGACTTCACACTTGTTACACAGTGGTTCTTAATGATGATTAGAACCTATGAGATTAGACCGTTATGGGTTGGTTATGATCCCTGGAATAGTCAGTATTGGACTAAAGAAATGGAAGACTTAGGGTTTGAAATGGAAAAGGTCAGACAAGGTATCTACTCATTATCTGAACCAATGAAACAACTCGAAGCCGATCTAAAAAACGGTAATGTTATCTATAACAATAATCCAATTATGAAATGGAACTTATCAAATACACAAGCTAAGATTGATATTAATGGGAATATTCAACCATCAAAACTTGGTAGTAAATATAAAAGAATTGACGGAGCAGTAGCACTCATTATTGCTTATGCAGTACTTAATAGATACAAGATAGAATTTGAGAACATGATTTAATGGAGGACTCTATGGCTATATTTAAACGTAAGAAAAAACAAGGCTCAGCTGAGTCCTTTAAATTTGTGAATGAAATTAATTTACCGCTTACAAACTTTGGAAATAACATCTCAAAATCTGATGTTGTAAAGATTGCTATTGATAGAATAGCAAGTCAGTGTGCAAAATTAAAACCACGATATATAAAAACAGCTAACGATAAGACAGTTACAGAGAAATCCGGCAAACTGTCTTTTGTTTTAAAGCATCAACCAAACGAGGTCATGACGCCATATCAATTTATCTATATGGTAATCACAACACTACTAATGAATGACAATGCATTTATCTATCCGATGTTTGATAGTTTAACTGGTGAAATCAAAGCTCTTTATCCACTTAAACCATCAATCGTTGAACCAATCATTGATTCTGGCGGTAGTTATTACTTGAAGTTTAGTTTTGATAGTCAAGAATCCTTCATAATCCCATACGAAAACATCATTCATATTAAACGGTTTTATCATACGAATCAGATCTTTGGTGGATCGAGTTCAAAAGGTGACCAGGAAGCACTCTTAAAAACCATTCAAATTAATGAGAATGTACTTCAAGGCATTGATAATGCACTTAAGAGTTCCATGCAGATTAAAGGACTCCTTAAAATGAGTGCTATGTTAAGTGAAACAGATAAAAAGAAACAACTTGATTCATTTAATGAAATACTTAAAGAGTCCATTAGGAATAAGGGTAGTTCAATTATTCCTGTCGATTTAAAAGGTGATTATGTACCTTTAACAACAGATCCAAAGCTAATCGACAAGGATACCTTAGAATTCTTACAATCAAAAATCCTAGATTACTTTGGTGTATCAGTTCCAATCTTTCATTCAAAATATACAGAAGATGAGTTCAACTCATTTTATGAACAAACCATCGAGCCTTTAGCCATTCAAATGTCTGAGGCTTTTTCTTTAGGCTTGCTTACTCAAAATGAAATCATGCGAGGTGAGGAGATTATCTTTTATAGTGAAAGACTTCAATACGCATCATGGAACACAAAGGTTACAGCGATTGAAAAACTGATGGGGTTAGGCATCATGTCACTTAATGAATCAAGAGGGTTGTTGGGACTTGAACCAGTAGAAAATGGAGATAGAAGATTACAATCACTCAATTATGTCGATGCTACTAAAGCAAACGAATATCAAGTAGGGAAGGATGATTTAAATGAAGGTAACAATTAATGGTAAGGTTTCAAAAGATGTATTAAATACAGTCTTAGAAGAACAGAAAGAAAAGATTAATACGATAGAAACCTTTTGTAAGACACACAAGATNAATGANTTTTCATACAAGGACAATGAACTTGAATACGNGTATGNAAAACAACAAGNNAAACCTAAGGAGGTTGAGAANCGATGAANAAAGAAACCAGAATAGCAGAAGTCAGGCTAGAAGAAACNGATGACAAGATGATCTTAGAAGGTTATGCGATNGTTTATGATGAGCCGACTTTGATTGGTGATGAATCGTATGGATTTATTGAAAGTATTAGCAGAAGTGCAATCACTGATGCAGCAATCAAAGATGTNCCAATGAAGTATAACCACATGGATTCGTTTTTAATCATTGCNAGNACTAAAAANGGCTCACTTACTTTAACAAGTGATGATGTTGGATTAAAGGTAAGAGCGGAACTACTCGATACACAAAGTAATCAAAGATATTTTTAAGATGGTCAAATCAGGCTTATTGGATAAGATGAGCTTTGCATTTGTAGTTAGTGAACAGGAATGGAATCGTGATGGTGATATTCCAAAAAGACATATCAGAAAGATTGAACGTTTATATGATGTTTCAATCGTTGACACACCCGCTTATGATAAGACTTCGATTTATGCTCGTTCTTTAGAGGCTATGGACTTAGAACTAAAGACTATGGATTTAGCAGAGAAAAATATGAAGGCTGAACTTATAAGAAAAAAACTAAATTTGAAAATAAAAATAGGAGAATAAGAAGATGAATTTAGAAAAAAGAAGTAATGAAATTAAAACACGCATCACTGAAATCAAAGGTTTGATTGGTGCTGAAGTAACACTCGAAGTGTTAGAACAACTAGAAGCTGAAGTTGATGAATTAAATAAAGAAAAAGACACGATTGAAAGAAAACTTGCGATTCAAAACAAGACAAAAATCAATCCAGTCGTTATTGAAAGATCTAATCAAGTGGATAAAGATCAATTAGAAACACGTGGTAAGAATTTAAGAGAAAGCAGAGTCATTCAAGTTTCAAGTGAAGAGATTCTGTTACCAGAACACATTGCTGACGGCATTGCACCACATCCATTCGCACAAGTATCTGCCTTAGTGGATAAAGTAAAGGTTGTCAATCTAAACGGTGGGGAAACCTACAAGAAGTCATTTGTTAAAGGTAGTGGCATCGCTGGTTTAACTGGAGAAGGTGAACCTTATTCAGAGACTGAACCTGAGTATGGTTATTTAACCATTACTAAAGTTAAAGTGACAGCTTATACAGAAATCACTGAAGAGTTAGAAAAATTACCTAACTTACCATATCAGGCTGAAGTATTAAAGAACATTAATCTATCACTTAAAAAGAAGATTAGTGAACAAATCTTAAGAGGTCCAGGTACATCAAACACGTTCACAGGTATCTTTAGTGATAAGGCAATCGCTCTATCAGATACAGCTGATTTAGAAATCACATCGATTACCGACTCGACATTAGATGACATCATCTTTGCTTATGGTGGCGATGAAGAAGTCGANGGTGGCGCATACNTAATCCTTAANAAGAATGACTTAAGAGCATTNGCTGGNTTACGTACTGCAGAAGGTAGAAAAGTACACACNATTGANTACATTAACAANACGATTGATGGTATTCCATATATTATCAATTCTCATTGTAAAGCTATTTCAGATACNAATACTGTAGCTGGNGAGTATGGTCTTGCTTATGGATCCTTACTCAATTATGAAGTACCTGTTTTCTCACCNGTTGAGATTAGTAANTCTAATGATTACAAATTTAAAGATGGCATCATTTGCTACAAGGCATCCGTATTTACAGGTGGTAACGTTGTAGGTTATAAAGGTTTCTTAAGAGTTAAGAAGAAAGCCTAAGCAACAATAGAATAGAGGTTAGAATATGGGACTACTTGAAACAGTAAAAAAATCATTATTGATTCCAATCAGTGAAACGTATGCTGATGATGAATTAAATAATCATATTAGTGCATGTAAAAACTTACTCGTATCTACAGGGATTACATTAGATGTTGTAGAGAACCATCCATTAGCTCATTCGCTAGTGGTTATTTACTGCAAGACCTTCTTTGGTTTTAAGGCAGATGGTTCTGTTAAAGACCTACCGAAGAGTTTTGACATGTTGTTGAATCAATTAGCTTTATCAAGTGGTGAGTATCATGTTTCCGAGTAGTCCCAATATTCGACTTAGGTTATTAAAGATCACATCGATGAAAGATGAGATCGGCAATCAAGGTTATGGTTTCATTTCCAAAAAAGAAGTCATTGGCATTTCTAAGTCAGTAACATCTAAAGAGTACTATGAAAGTAAGAAGAACGAGTACAAGGTAGACATGGCACTNAAAATACAAAGCTTCTTGTATGACGGAAGCAAGTATGCAATCATCGATGATTTAATTTATCAGATTGAACGAACNTATCTACAAGGGCAGTTTTTAGAACTCTACTTGATGGAAACAAAAATAAAGGTAAGTGATATTTATGGCTACGTTGAATGACTTTGTCGATGAAATTAATCATGCAATATCAGAATATACTGAGTCAGTTAAAAAAGAACTTGAACAGAAACTTGATGAAACAGCAACTTTGATATTAGAGTATGTCATTTCTAATACGCCAAG